TTTCAAATCCTTACGCTTATCACGCTTCAATTAGTCCCCTAACCCTCTTATAGAGAGTTCTTTTCTTTTCTGTATTTCTTAAAGGCGGGAGCGGTTATAAGCGGAAAGGTTTTTATAGCTATGAAAGGCAGATACTGGGAGCTCAGCTATCAGTTTTGACATCTGCCACACTTTAAGGCGGAGCTCGGTTGCCGAGTTCAGCGGCTATCGCTTTTTGACATAACTTGTAAAACCTCTCTCGGGTCGCAAATCCTCTTGCCCCTATAGGAAGACCTATAACCGTCTACCTTTAATTTTTCTCATAAGAAAGAGCTTTACTTTCACCTTTCACTCTTTCTTATTTACAGCCCCTAAATCGCTCTCAGAAGCGTCCTTTGGTTGTTTTAGGGTAATTATACCTCTTTAACCTCAAACAGCTCTTAAATCGCAAATAAATGGCTCTGAGAGGATTTTAGGGATTGGGTTAGGGTTCTGGTTTAGGATTAGGCAAGGGTTTCTGGGTTTATTTTGTTGGTGTGCGTGAGAAATACTATCCTCAACCCTTTCCTCAACCTCTTCCTCAACCCTTTCCTTGACTCTTCCCTTGACCTTAATCCTTAACCCTTTCCTTAACCTTAACCCTGACTTTAACCCCTAACCTTATCCTTGACCTTAACTTTAACCTTAATCCTTTTCCTTAACCTTAATCCTTGATCTTAACCTGACCCTATCCTTAACTTCTTCCCTGGTCTTTCCCTTAACTCTTTCCTTAATTCTTTCTTTAATTTTCTTCTCAATCTTAATCCTTGGTTTTTTGCTTGGATTTAATCTTTAATCTTTGTTTGTCTTTTTTTTAAATAAAAAAAGTTAGCGGGTTTATTTTTTGCTAACCTTTATTATTAAATCTCCGGCTTCTAATTCGTTTTCTTCTTTGGGATACAAATCTTTTAGTTTTAGATAAATATCCAG